TGATTGCCTTGGGGAACTCCCTGTCGGCCGAAGACCTTGCCGCCGTGCCGGCCTTGAGCAGGGCTGTCCATGCTCCCTGACGACTTACTCGGTCAGATCAGTCAGCATTCCCGCGAGGAGTTGCTGGCCCTCCAGCGGGAGCGGGCGGCTCGCCAGTTAGAGCCGCTCAAACTCTACATCCCCAACGAGTACCAGCGTCCGGTCCATGATTGCATGGCCCATGAGGTGCTGGTGCTGGGTGGCAACCGATCCGGCAAGAGCATCTCGGTGATGATGGAGGTGGCCTGGGCGGTGACCGGCACTCACCCGATCCCAGGCAAATACCCCAAGGAAAACGGGAATTTGGCCATCATCGGGGCCGGGTGGCGGCACATCGGGATGACAATTTTTCCGTACCTGTTCAAGGCCGGCGCATTCAAGATCATCAAGGACGAGAAGACCGGGGATTGGCGGGCCTATCACCCCATCAACGACAAGGACCGGAAGTCCGAAGCCAAGCCTGCCCCGCCCCTGATTCCGCCCCGCCTCATCAAGAACACCAGTTGGGTACTCAAAAGTGCCAACTACATCCAGACCTGTGAACTTATCAATGGCTGGACTCTGTACTTCTTCTCATCGGAAGGCGATCCGCCCCAAGGTTTTCAACTCGACCTTTGCGTTTTCGATGAGGACTTGTCAAATGAGAACTGGGTGCCTGAAATGCAGGCACGATTGGCTGATAGACGGGGCCGCATGATCTGGTCTGCGATGCCCCATAGCCGTTCGGACGCTCTCTTGAGCCTAGCGGAACGGGCCGATAGGGCTGCGGAGCAAGGCTTGAGCCATATCCAGAGATTCACCTTCAGGTTTCTCGATAACCCCTTTATTGAGGATGCCGAAAAGAAGGTGATGCTGGAGCGGTGGGCGGCTCTTGGGGACGACAATCTCCGAATGCGGGCCGAGGGCGAATTCACCTTCGACTCACTTCTGGTCTACCCCAACTACAGTCCCGGCATTCATGGAATGAATCGGAAGGACTTGCCCGAGGAGCGGGTGCCGGCCGATTGGTGCCGGTTTGCGGCCATCGACCCCGGCCATGCGGTCACGGCGGTCCTGTTCGCGGCCATCCCTCCCTCCGGGGAATTCTGCCTTCTCTACGACGAACTCTACATACGGAACTGCAATGCCCTGATTTTCGGGGATCGGTTCAAGGAAAAGGTTTCCGGGCAGGAGTTCTACACCTTCTTGATCGACTCCCACGGTGCCCGCCTGACCGACATTGGTTCAGGCCGGTCGGCCCAAGACCAATACACCGAGCGGCTGGCGACCCTGAATGTGTCGTCCCGTACCAGCGGCCATTCCTTCGTCCCCGGCTGCGATGACGTTCAGGCTGGCCTGTCCAGCGTCCGGTCGGCCCTCCACGTTCGCCCATCTGGCACCGCGTTCCTCCGGGTTCTCCGGGGAGCCTGCCCCAATCTGGAGCGGGAGTTGAAGCGGTACAAGAAGAAGTCGGTGAACGTGGGCGGCCAGACCATCGTGACCGACGAGCCCAACAAGCGAGGCGAGTTCCATCTGGTGGACTGCCTCCGCTACCTCATGGCCTATGAGCCCCGCTACCACAAGCCGGTTGCGGCAGTCGAGCGGCCCTGGTGGATGGATTGGAAGGCCAGGAGGGACAAGGAAAAAAATAAGGCCGGGGTGGTGTATCTGGCCCCTGCCTCGTACTCATCGGAAGTCTACTACGCTTGAGCCTATTGCCGTGCCGTGGGCCATCGGTAGCCTATAGCCAACCCTTTGAAGGAGGCTCAAATGGCGAATTACACCATGCCAGAGGTGACGGTTGGCGATCTGGTGAATTGGTATGACGATCCGAACAATCCCGCCAATCCCGTGATGGGATGGGTGATTGAGAGGCCCGGCCGCGAGGCTATCTCGATTCTGGTGTTCACCCAGGCGGCTGGCTTCGTGGAAAAGAAGTCGGTTCGCCACGTTTCGGACCCGTTCTGGAAGGAATCGGAGATGGCCCCCCAGTGGCAGAAGTGGGGCTGTTTCGACCTTCATCCCAACACCAAGGCCCTCAAGGAACTCCAGGGTCTTCTGGTCAAGGCCAAGATCGAGAAGGCTCGCAGCCAGAAGGAGGTGGCGGAATGAGGGCTGTCTACTTCCTTTGTGCGTTCGGCCTGTGCATGAGCGTGGCCGAGGCCCGTCCCCGGCGGCAGTATCAATCCGGCCAGCCGGTTCAGAATGTCGTCCGGGCCGTGACCAACACGGCGCAGGGTGTAGCGGAAGCCTGTGCCCGGATGGGGCGACTTCAGCACATGGGCGGCCACGGCGGAATGATGGAGGGGATCGGTATGGCATCGACTCCCGAAGCCGCCGTTCGGAATTGCTGCTACTACGGCCAAATCCAGATCATGGATCAGGGAACTGCCCAAGGCCCGAATGGGATGTGGTATGCCTGCATCCGGGGGAGGTAATCGGATGGACGAGCCCCTGACGCCAGAACTCCCCCTCGCTCCCAGTGACCCCTCGGTGCTGGACGAGCCGCCGGCCGACGCCATCGACAGCAAGCGGATGGAAGAGGCTCTGCGGTCTGTAGCCACCGGCTGGCTGAAGAAACTGGAAATGGCCCGCACCCACAAGCGGCCGTTCGCGGAAGATGCCCGCGAGTCGATGCAGTTCTTTGACGGCGGGAACGATTGGTTTTGGAATCCGAAGGGTGGGACGCCCTACTCCAAGATCAGCCCCCCCTCGTTCAGAATGACTCTGAACCGGGCTTTTGAGGCTGTCAAGTTGCTGGGTTCGGTGATCTACTCCCGCAATCCGGTGCGGACGGTCACCCCCAAGAAGTTCCCGGTGATCCCGCCCACGGCTCTGGGCATCGACCCCAGCCAGCCGCCGCAGATGGACCCGATGACGGGGCAGCCGATGCCTGACCCCCGGATCGAGCAGTTCATCCAGATGAGCCAACAGGTTGGCATGGTCGAGGAGATTCGCCGCACGGTCAGCGGGCTGTTGGAAGCCTACCTCAACTACACCCCGGTCGAGTGCAATCTACGCGAGCATTCTCGCAAGGTTGTGGACGAGGGCATTCTGAAGGGGATGGGGACTTGGTGGACCGAACTGGTCGAGATGGGCGGCGAGTCCGAGGCCCCGGTGGGGATGATCGGGAGTTTCTTTGACTCCGTAGACAACCTCTTGATGGACCCGGATGCCGACGAGCAGGAGGACATCCTGTGGTGCGCCAGACGCTGCGTTCATCCCATCGGGGAAGTGGCGGCCAAGTACGGCTTGTCCAAGGACGAACTGAAGGGGCATCTGGAAAGTTATGTGTCCCGGTCGAAGGAGGATGACCGCGACTACAAGACGAAAAAGAAGAACGGCCAGACCAACGACCTCATCGTCTACTGGAAGATTTATTCCAAGACGGGATTCGGCCACTCGCTCAAGGACAGCCCCAAAGAGTTTGCGGAGATGTTCGACGGGCTGGGCCAGAACTGCTATCTGGTCATTGCCGAGGGGGTCGAGTACCCGTTGAACGTCCCGAAGGCGGTGGCCCTGGAGGAGCCGGATGAAACCGGGCTTCCCAACAGCCTGTTCACCCGAACCCGGTGGCCGATCCCCTTCTATGCCGACCTGAACGGCTGGCCCTTCACGCCGCTCCAGTTCCACCGCAAGCCTGGGTATTCGTGGCCGATCAGCCACCTGAAGCCGGGCCTGCCGGAACTCAAATTCTTGAATTGGGCCCTATCGTTCCTCGCCACCCGGATTATGACCAGTTGCAAGACGCTGGTTGGCGTTTCCAAGGCGGCTGGCGACGACATCAAGGATCAAGTCCTCAAGCATGAGGAGTCCGGGTTCTCCCTACTGGAGTTGTCCGAGACGCTTGGCAAGACCGTGGACGATGTGGTGAGCGTTTTCCAGTTGCCACAGGTAACGCCGGAATTGTTCACTATTATCCAGGCTGTCTCCGAGATGTTCGACAAGCGAGTCGGACTGACAGAACTCACCTACGGGCTCACCAGAAACCAGTTTAGGAGTGCCGCAGAGGCACAGGTCAAGTCCGAGCAGATTTCCGTGCGACCGGATGACATGGCCGATGCACTGGAATCAGCCATGTCCGTATTGGCTAGGCGTGAAGCACTGGCCGCTCGCTGGCTTCTCCAGCCGCAGGACGTTGCTCCGATCCTGGGTCCGCTGGGCTCAGTGGTCTGGGGCCAGATGCTGGAGCAGACCACCCTGGATCAACTGGCCCGCGAGTACGACTACCGCATCGAAGCCGGCAGTGCCCGGAAGCCAAACAAGGCTGGCCAAGTGGAAAAAATGCAGATGGCCCTCCAGACGCTGGGCCCCATCCTCCAGCCGCTGGCCATGCAGGGACAGGTGGGCCCGATGAATGCCCTGTTGTCCGCGTGGGCCGAAAGTCTCGACATCGAGGTCAGTCCCTTCCTTCTCCCCGAGCCGCCGCCCCCGCCCCCCGTTGCGCCTGATCCGCAACAGCCTCCCAGCGGTGATGGGCCGCAAGCCTCTCCGGGCGAGGCGGGGGCGGTGCCGGCTCAAGTGCCACCGGAGATGCAGCCCGCATGAAGACGTATCTGCCGCCAGACATTGCCACTGCCCCCAAGGATGTGCAGCAGCACTACCTGAAGGTGCTGGCCCTTGGGCACGGCGAGCGGTGGGCTCTCCTTTGCGCCCTCCAACAGCCGCCAGGCACCAAGGGCACCGACCGGGCCTTTCAGGAA